GCCATTTCGCTTGTAGGCGATAATTCCCCTCTGGCCGGTCGGGAGACCCGAGCCGTCCACCACGTTGTCGATGAACTCGACCTGGACGCCGAGGCGGTCGTAGATGACGTACTGGGAGAAGTCGCCCAGCACGATCAGCTTCGTGCCCGAGGTCTGCGCGGTCGCCATGTCGGAGGCCCGAGCGATCGGGGAACCGAGCAGCGGCATGCCGAGCGCAGCCGAGTAGTCCGACCAGATCGGGAGAGCGTTCGCCGCGGTCGGCATCTGCCGGATCGTGTTGAACGTCGCCTTGTTGGCCAGCCAGGTCACGCTGTCCTCGTAGCGGGTAGCCACGGCGTTGACGAGCGCGAAGATGTCCACGGCCGAAGCGGTCGTGAACGCGCCACGCGTGGTGCAGGTGACCGTCGAGCCGGCGGTGCCGGAGATGGCGGTCACGATGCCGAGCGGCGCCGAGGAGCCCGAGCCGGTGATGAACTCGGTGCTCTCCTTGAAGTCGAACGCCTCACCGATCAGGCCGGGCAGCTGTGCCTGCAGGCTCACGAAGTCCTCGAGGAGCTCGAAGGACGGCGTGACGTAGGCGGTCAGCATGGACGCGGTGACGGACGGGCCAGCGAAGGCAGGGTCGCCGGCGGTGAACGCCGAACCCTCACCCTTGCGGTAGACCGCCACGTTGCCGACGCTCACGCCGTGCCACACGTTCTGCGTACCCTGCGCGACCCGCGACATGCTGCGAACCGGGTTCTTGGTCGCGGCACCCGTGTGGATCAGGGTCGGGTCGATCAGCGTCGGGAGGCCGTAGCCACCCGTGGCGCTGGTCAGGGACATCGCCGAACGCATGGCGTCGGCCTGCTCGGGCGTGAACACCGGGTTCTTGCCCTGGGTGCGCATGTACTCGGCGAAGCCCTCGCGGTAGGCGGGGGTGCCGAACAGGAGCGCGTGGCGGGCAGCGCCCTTCACGTTCTCGATCCGGTCGACCAGCGCCGCGATCGCCTCGTCGGACGTGCCGCGGGTGACGGCCTTGTCCTCGAAGGCGCGGAACGCCATCTCGCGGATGTCGCGACCCGAGTCGTCCATGGTGCGGATCGAGTCGATGCCCTCGAACGCGTCCCGCTTGATGATGGCGGCGGGAGCGGTGACCTCACGGTTGACCTCGTGGAGCGAAGCCGAGCGAACGGCCTCGACCTTCTCGGCGCGCGCGGCGAGCGTGTCGTGCTCGGCCTTCTTGGTGTCCCACTCGACCAGGGCGGCGTCGTAGCGCACGACCTGCTCTTCGGTGGGCTCGTCGATGGCGTCGAGCTCGGTGATCTCGGACCGCAGGGTCTCGAGTTCGCCAGCCAGCGCCTCAATGCGGGTGCTCATAGGAGAACCCCCTTCTCCCTCGCCAGACGGCGCAGGGAACGGAACTGCTTGGAAACGTCGAGCGGAGTGGCGTCTGCCGGTCCGGACTCAACAGGGGCGACCTCGGCGAGGGTGCCCAACTCGGTGGCCTCAACGGCCGACCGAAGGTCTGGAAGGTTCACGAGGAGGCGGTCCGCGAGCATCCGCATGTCCTCCTCGGACAGGCCCTCGAGCATCCGCACGGCTTCAACGCGCGCGTCCTCGTAGGCAGGGAAGGTGACAAGGGACGCCTCGCGCAGCGCGACCTCGGTGCGCCAGGTGACGCGCCCCCGCTTGGCGTGGCTGATCGGGGCGAAGCCCACTGAGAACGAGTCGAGAGCGCCGTCACGAAGCAGCTCGAGCGCTTCGTCACCAGCCGCCGTGGCAGAGACGCGGAACTCGCCGTACAGCCCGGCCTCATCCTCACGGAGAGCGGTCGCCCGGCCGAGCGGGTTGGCGCGAGCGTTGTGCTGGCTGAGCAACTTCACCCGATCGCCGCGCTGGCGGATCGTCTTGGCGAACGAGCCCTTCTCGAAAGCCTCGTCGTAGGACGCGCCGCCGTCACTCACCCGAGCAACGCGGCCGAACGGGACGACGATGCCCGACACTGTGCGGCCGTCGCCACCCGAGCGGACCTCGATGTCGGCGACGAATGCGCGCGACAGTGAGTCGGTCATGATGCCTCCTGATGGATGTTGCAGACCCATTCGTCGTGGTCGTCGCCATCCGCGCAGACGCGGAGAGCGGTAGCGGGGGACAAGCATTCGGGGACCACGCACACTGCGCCAGCAGGAGCCGATCGCGCGGGTGGCGGGGTCAACGAGCCGGGCGCCTGGAGCTGAACGGACACCATGCCGGTGTGTTTGAGCAGGGTCACGTCGGTGGCGGCGAGTGCGGCAATGACCGAGGCCGGCTCCCAGCCCGCGTTGATCCCCGACGCCGCGGCGGCGAGAAGCACCTGCATGGTGTCGGCGCGTTCCTTCTCGCCCTCCTGCAGAGCTGCAATCGCGGAGGTGTCGAACCACAGGCGCGAGTCAGCAGGAACCACGACGAGCTTGGACAGAGCCGAGCACGCACCGCGCCAGTTCGGGCGCATGGTGATGTCGGCAAACCGGCGCATCGCGTTGGTGTAGACCGACCAGCCTGCGGCGTCGAGCCCTTCCTTGAGGCCCACGACGATGGCCGGGGTTCCGGCCGCGACAGCGATCCGGTTCTCGCCGGCCGACTGCACTTCGGCAAAGCGCATCTGCTCGAACGAGTTGCCCATCACCGTGGCGTCGGCGCCCTCGTCGAGGATCAGGGTTCGGAACGCATTGTTCGAACCGCCATGACGGGCCGCGATCTGCTTGGCCAGGCGGTCGATCTTCTCCTGCCCGACCTTGGTCGAGTACTTCACGAGCATGTTCGGGGTGGCCGCGTTGTTCAGATAGGCCCGCTTGTAGTCGGTCATCTGCTGGTCGGCGTCGATCTCACGCAGGACCGGGGTCATCCACGACATGCCGCGGAACGAGGCCAGTGGGTCAGGGATGGGCGACCAGTGGGCCACCTCGTCAACCGGGTAGAACGCAGGCTCGCGACCGTCATTGGCGGGCGGCTCGAAGTAGTAGCCGATGACCTGACGAACCTCGGTGTCCGTCTTGGGATCGCGCACGATCTCAGAGCAGATCGTCACCCAGTCAGGGCGCAGCCGCTCCAACTGAGAGCCCGTGTCGCGGATGTAGGCGTTGCCAGCAAGCGAGGCGTCCTGCTCCATGCGGGCCAGCAGCTCAGCAGTCGAGCCACCCGGCCATGGGTTCTCCAGTTTGTCCAGAGCAGGCGTACCGAACAGCGACTTGTCAGCAAGGTTCTGGAACTTGAACTCGGCCTCAGAGAACAACTGCAGGCGGGTCAGGACGATGCCGAACAGGATCGCGTTCGAGCCGTACGCCTGGGCCGCGTTGTGGAAGCCGGGCAGGATCTTCTCGTCGTTCGGCTTCCCGAACGAGCTCATCAGCAGCGATGCGCCGTAGTCCGGCGAGAGCCGTTCAGCGCGCACGAACAGCGATTCCCAGACCTTCACTTCGCCGCCTCGTCAGGGGTTTCGCGGGTCAGGCCGAACGCCAGCAGCGCGGCGCCCACGACGATCGGAGGGAGCGGCGGCCATGCCATCCACAGGCCAGAGATGACCAGGGCCGATCCGAGCAGGAGGGCGAGCAGGGCGAGACGCATCGGGCCTCCTTAGAGGTAGTACGCGGACGGCTCGGACTCTGGGGTACTAGCGCCCCACAGGGCGAGGGTCACGGCCTCGAGCGGGCTGATGTCGTGGGCGGAGTTGCGGCGATCCCAGACCCAACGGTCCTCGCGCAATCGCTTGTGCGCGCCGATGACGGCGGCGGTCAGCTCGGGGTGCTCGGGGTGAATCAGTCGACGCTCGCGCACCGCGTCGAAGATGCCCGCGCACGCGTCGGCCTGGTCATTGCCCTTGGCGATGGTGAGTCGTACGCCAGCGGCCTCGAGCGCGGGGATCAGGTCAGACGCGGGCCCGGTGCCCGCAATGACGACCGCGCATCCGTAGGTCTCCTGCAGCCGCCGCGCCTCGGGCACCAGCCAGCCAGCGCCGGGCCGACGATCAACAACGCCGACCGACTCGCCGTCAGTCGCGCCGATCGTGGCTGTGTCGCGGTCGTAGGAGACTGCGAGCCCGACCGCACTCACGCGGCCGATCGCCTTGTCGGTTGACGCGCACGCCTCCCACTTGCCGGCGCCGAACACGGCATCCTTCTGGAGCTGGTCGAGCCAGATCCCAAGGCGGTCGAGGGAGAAGCGTTCGGGTGGGTACGTCTCGTACTCGCCCTGCACGATCTCATGGTTGATCCGCGTCCACCATGCCGGGTTGGCCGAGGCTCGCGTCTCGGGAAGTGCCGGGTCGGCCTTCGGGTCAGCCGCCCACTCCAGCCATGCGAGCGTCTGCGAGCGACCGCTGATGGCGGCCTGTCGGATGCTGGTGAAAACCTCACCGTTGTCCTCCGGCGTCGGCGGGGTGCCGAGGAGCCATATCTGCGGGTTCGGGCGGGCCGACATCGTGGAGTTGATCGACACCCACGCGGGCATCCCAAGGATCTGGGCCTCGTCGAGCAGGAGGCAGTCAGAGGAGAACCCGCGCGAGCCCGACACGGTGCGCGCCTTGAACTGGATGGTGGCGCCGTTGGTGAACCGGATGAACTCACGGTTCAGCGCGTTCATCACCTTGTCGATGCGCTCGTCCAGTGCGGGCGAGGCGTCACGGATCTCGAGGAACTTGGCGAACGTCTCGCGCGCCGTGTCCTGTGAATGTGCGCTGATGACGATCTTCTTCTCACCGAACAGCAGCGCGCCGGCCAAGGCGCGGGCCACGATCAGCTGCGACTTGCCGTTCTGCCTCGGCGCGCTGAGTCCGACCTGCTTGGCGCTCCATGTGCCATCCGACCGCTCGCCCATCGAGGCGCGAAGGACTTCGATCTGCCAGTCATCGAGGACCACGCCGAACGACGCAGACAGGTCGGCGACGTCCTCCCACGAGTTAGCCCTTGTCGGCGGCGGGGCGACTCGCACTCTTGGCGGAGCCTGCTCCCCGAGCAGTACGACGCTTTGCGATCTCGTCAACGGGATCACCA